GCCTCTGTATCTCTGCCAGTCATCAGGATCAGGATCGCGAGGATCACGCGCCACTGGCAGACTATCCCAGTCAACACGCGCAGCAGCAGCAGCTAGCATATTGAAATACAGAATGTTCAATGATTCGTTTACCGTGTGTTCATTTGAATAGCCGATGCTGATATTTGTACACTCTGGGATCAGATCGATAAACTCGGCGGTATCTGTATAAACACCAGTGTCATCATTCAAGTGCATCAGGTTTTGGTCATACGATCCCAGCGAATCGCACAATGCCTGTCCGAAAGCATCAGAGCAGCATCGGCCCCAGCCTTGATGCGTGATAACAGAATCAATACCGCGACGATCAAAAGCGATTGCGCGATCAAACTGGCGCAGTAGATCGGGCTTATTCTTTGCCAGCCATGTCGCGCCGATTCCACCCTTTTCCTCGCCAACAGTAAAAACATAATACGCTGGCACGCCAGAATGTATTAAGTGCATCAGCATGGCGCACCCAGCACCATCATCAGCACCTAAAACATCGCCATCAGCGTGCCAGTGCGTGCGTGTTTTTTTGATGCGATTTTTGCCAGACTTGTTATGCACAGTGTCAACGTGTGCGACAAATAACGTGCGATTGCCATCCTCTGCGCGAGTGTCAACGTGCAAATTTCCGCAAGCATCAAATTCGGCGCAGATACCATCCGGCAGATTGTCAGCCAGCCAGCGCGAAAATTTCGCGGTAGCTGCTGCGCCATGCGGTCTTTTGATCGACAGTGCGCGATCAAGTGTCTTATGTAAGATGATCATGCTGCTGCCTCGCTTTCGTTGTCAGTGCGTAATGTATAGGTGCCATCATCCAGCAACACGCAATCATCAATGTGCTGGTGTTGATCGTCATCCTCGCAATAGACCGCATAAGTGCAATCTGACTGTACCCACTCATCGCGCAGTGCAAGATACAAGGCATCATCTTGATGCTCATGGGTTTCGGTATCATCGCAATACACAATGCCGTTTTCGCTCATGTATCTGTCAACGTACCATGTGCTGCGCGATTCGACGTAAGTGCAATCGTTAGTATGTTCATAATACTCATTGCCATTTGCGCCGATAGCATTGACATAATCGCCAGCGCAGCTATCGCAGACTAAACGATCTTCGTATCTACCGGCCCATGTGTGACTGCCATTATTCATGTTGATTCGCGCGTCACAATCCTCGCAGTGTGAATGATCTTCGTTATCATCCAGATACCCATCTGTGTTGGTGCAGGAAAAATCGCCACACTCTGTAATCAGCAGATACCCATCGCGCGAATCGACGGCCTGAGTATCGCCATCAATATAGGGCGCAGACCAGCCACCATCTGGGTGCGCCACTTTCGCCAGACGCAAGCCAGACCAGCCATCGCTGTACTGATACCCTTGCGATTCAAGCCAGCTATTCAGCGCGTTATCATTTTGAGAATGACCGCGATTATTTTCGATTGCGCCGAATGATCGAACAAAGGATTTGCTTTGCTCATTGACCAGCGCGCGCGCCATTACTTGCCCATTTTCTAGGCGCACTGCTAGTCCCCAGCCAAATTTGGGATCGTAGCAGCGATAAGGGTGCCAGCTACCAGCTTGCCAATTTCGGCGCACCATACAGCTAGTAGGCGATTCAGCCAGCCATTCGAGCATTTGTTCCATTTCATGCGAAATCGCAAATTGATGATTGCCAAATTTCGCGCAGATATCTCGGATTAAGTGCGATTGCAGTGCTGGAAAATGCTCTGTTATGTATTTTGAAATGCTTGTTACAGTCTGACGATCAGCGAACCCATGATCGACGTTTCGCGTATAAGCCAGACGCGCAGCATCTTTAATCGACACATGCGGCCATTGCAGCACCAGCAAATGCCAATCAGCAGGTGCAGCGATCAATACAGATTCGCGGATCGCTGGGTGCAATGGATAGCGGTTTTGTTCGCGATGGTGCCATAAGTGATCAGCGCTGGGATGGTAGCGCAGCACTTGCGCCAGTGTGTCCATCCAATCGAGGCGATTTTTTCCGCAATAGTCATAGTTACTCATTTGGAATCCCCTCGCGCTCGATCAGTGCCAGCGCAGCAATACCCAGCGAAAAGACTGCCAGCAAAAAGCCACTGCCAGCATCTAATTGTCCGACACAAGCCATTGCGATGATCGCGCCAGTGTTTATGAACATACCGGCAGCAATGCCAGCTAATATCGTTTTTCCCATGATCTGCCTCACAATGTCTGTTGTTCTACGTTGATCGAATAACCCAGTGCCTTGATTGTTTCGAGTGCGTGCGCTGGCAGTGTTTTGAAGCCAGCCAGACGCGCCAGCAGCAGTGCCTTTTCACACACTGGATAGACAACACGCAGACCGTATTGCCCAGTGATTCGTACAGTAATTTCCATAATTTCCCCTATTATCAAAAGAAAAACACGCGCAATTACGCGCCCCTAGATGCTGCCAGTGATAGATGCAATATGCTAATTGGGATTATGTATTGCATCCCAGGATGCGATAGTAGTGCTATCAATCCCAGGATTTTGATAGATTCTGGCTTTGTTCTGGTATATTCGCGCCATCAGCGAGCAAAGCGAGCAGCAGTTCAATATGAAAACACCCAGCAGAAAACAAGTTAAGGCAGCTATACAGCAGAGAGGCATAGAAGGCGCAATGATGGTGCCAAAAGGCACATTGACTACAAGGCAGCGTAGATTCGCAGAGGCAGTAGCAGCAGGGGAAACAGGCGCAGCAGCTTATCGGGCAGCGTATAACACCAAAGCCAGCCCGCACTCGCAGAGCAACGATGCAACACGCCTAAAAAGGCATCCAGTTATCAGCCAGCAAATAGATGCCCTGAAGCTGGCAAATGAGGCGATGAAATACGCCGATGCTGCATCAATAAGGCAATTAGTAATTCAATCGCTGATTCAGACCGTAATTGATCCAGACGTTAAACACGCGACGAAAGTGCAAGCTGCGAAAGTGCTGGGCAATGTAACCGAGATCGCAGCATTTACAGAGAGAAAAGAAATTTCCCATGTGCAAGGCAGTGGCGCGATCCGCGATCAGATCATGGATCAATTAAAGACTGTGATCCTGTCATCTGGCGATGTTGAAACGATTGATGCTGATCGATTGCTCAGCGAATTAGCTGCCGATCCTGAAAAGGCAGACAGTAAAAATGCGGATGATGGCGAGGGTACGGGCGGGGCGGGGGGCCAAATGTCAAATGAGCCTCACCCGCGCAGTTTACATAGTAATCCCCACAAACAATCCCAAGAAGAATTCAATGACCTCGCTTTCCTAGCCCTCAACACAGAAACACCCCCCTTGTCTCCAGAAACGCCTACCCCCGGGGGGGATATTTTTGGCGAAAAACCATAGTTGCCATTTTGATAGTGTAAACGTTTACACACAGCAAGTTTTATGCCAGATGTTTTGATAAATAGAGAAATGGTAATGCGTCGGCGGGAGAGGACGTATGAGGAGTGTATGGAGGTAGGGATGACGCCGGTGCAGAAGGAAGTGTTTTTGGTGATAGATGAGTGGTGGCGGAGGTATGGGTTTGGGCCGTCGATCCGGGATATATGCCGGATACGAGGAAAGGGTGGGATGGGGAATACGAGTGAGATTATTGAGCGGCTGGTGAAGTTGGGTGTGGTGAAGCGGTTGAAGGGAAGTGGGAGAAGTGTTCGGCCGGTGTATATACAGTTTAGGAATCTGGAATGAATAGAGACGAGCAGTTGTTGTTGGAGGCGTTCCAGATGCTCTACCAGGTGTATAAGGAGCAAAAGTCTGGGCGGAAGTATTTTCGGCCGGTGAGTATTTATCCTATTTTGGCGAAGATACAGAAGCGGTTGGATAAGCCTGTGCGGCAGGAGGCGATGTCGATAGTGGCGATGCGAGAGAAGGCGAACTGTCCGTGGACTTGAGTGAGTTGATAGGCAAGTTGCCTGCGGCGGAGCAGGAGAAACTGCTGGAGCAGGTGGGGCAGTATCGGGACGCGCTCGTGCGGGAGAAGGCGCAGCAGTCGTTCATGGCCTTTGTGAAAGAGATGTGGCCGGGGTTTATACATGGCCGACATCATGCGTTGATGGCAAAGAAGTTTGAGGAGATCGCGCAGGGGAAGTTGAAGCGGCTGATCATCAACATGCCGCCGCGACATACGAAAAGTGAGTTTGCCTCCTATCTACTACCAGCGTGGTTCTTGGGTAAGAACCCACAGAAGAAGGTAATCCAGACGTCGAACACGGCCGAACTGGCGGTGGGGTTTGGTCGGAAGGTCAGGAACCTGGTGGATAGCGAGCAGTACGGGAAAATCTTCCCGAATGTCGGGCTGCGGGTGGATTCGAAAGCGGCTGGCCGGTGGGCGACAAGTCACGGCGGGGATTACTTTGCGATTGGTGTGGGCGGTACTGTCACCGGTAAGGGTGCAGACCTACTGATTATTGATGACCCGCACTCGGAACAAGAGGCGAGGCTAGCGCAGGGTGACCCGACGGTCTTTGATTCTGTGTATGAGTGGTATACGTCAGGTCCACGGCAACGTTTACAGCCGGGCGGGGCGATTATTGTGGTGATGACGCGCTGGTCGGATAAGGATTTGACTGGCCGCGTGCTGAAATCTGACTCAACAGAGTGGGAAGTGATTGAGTTACCGGCCATTTTGCCGTCGGGAAATAGCCTCTGGCCTGAGTTCTGGGCGCTAGATGAGCTGTTGGCGCTGAAAGAAGAGCTTCCTGTCTACAAATGGAACGCTCAGTACCAGCAAAAGCCCACGGGTGAAGAGGGTGCGCTGGTAAAAAGGGACTGGTGGCAGGTGTATGAGGGGGATAGAGCGCCGCCATGCGAGTTCATCATCCAAAGTTGGGACACTGCGTACACAAAAAACCAGCGGAGTGACTATTCTGCGTGTACGACGTGGGGTGTGTTTCACCGGGATGAGGACGAGAACGATGTAAACATCATTTTGCTGGACGCTTGGAAGGGAAAAGTGGAGTTTCCTGACCTAAAGCAGAAGGCAAAGGAGCTGTATGACGAATGGCAGCCGGATTCCTGCATTATTGAAGCAAAAGCGGCGGGGGCACCCCTGATATTTGAGCTAAGACGGATGGGTGTGATGGTTTCTGACTTCACACCGACCCGTGGCAACGATAAGTTCGTGCGTTTGAACAGCGTTACAGACCTATTTTCTTCCGGTAAAGTGTGGGCACCAGATACCCGGTGGGCGTCGGAGGTGATCGAGGAGTTTGCGAGGTTCCCGAACGCCGAACACGATGACTTAGTGGATTCCGGGGTACAGGCATTGATGAGATTTCGACAGGGCGGCTTCCTGCGTCTGGGTTCAGACGAGGAAGATGAGCCTATGGGCTTGCAGCGCAAGCGGGTTTACTATTAATTATTATGCTGACTGAAAAATTTGACGATCTGACGGCATTTGCTTCCTGGTGGTTGGGATCCCGTTCGCTTCGTCCGCCGCCAGATGCAATCACCGTGTACGGAAACATGACCGGCGTGTGCCTTTTCCGAGATGGTTGCTATCAGGTGCAAATGTTTACAGCGCAGCCGGACTCGGAAGCGCCATCCCACATACATCCAAACGTCGACAGCTATGAATTGTTGCTGTCTGGGGATTTGGATTTTGTAATCAACGGGGTTGTGTACTCGCATCGAGATGCAGGCGAAAACAGAACGCCAGTTCGAATATTTCCAAGCTATTGGCATGAAGGCACGACCGGACCTTTGGGCGGTTCGTTCCTATCTATTCAAAAATGGCTTAATGACACGCCACCAACTTGCGTAGGTCGAGATTGGCTGGACGTTAACGGTGTTACACAAGGCAATTGTCTTGGCAGACTAGAGGAATAAACATGGCTACAAATATTGATAAGGCGCTGTATCAGTTGCCTGCTGGCATGGACGAAGAGGTGCTGGATGCCGAGCCAATTGAAATTGAGATCGAGGATCCAGAGTCCGTATCTATCGGGATCGGTGGTCTGGAGATTGAGATTGAACCGGGCAAGATGGATGACGAGTTCAGCGCTAACTTGGCTGAAGAGATGTCGGATTCGGAACTGCAAAGTCTGGCCGGTGATCTGCTAGGCGACTTTCAGGATGACATCGACGCCAGAAAAGACTGGATGAAGACGTATGTCGACGGCCTCGAGCTGCTCGGCATGAAGATCGAAGAGCGGTCAGAACCGTGGGAAGGTGCCTGCGGTGTGTACCACCCCCTGCTGTCAGAAGCGCTGGTGAAGTTCCAAGCCGAGACGATCATGGAAACGTTTCCGGCCAGCGGCCCTGTCAAGACCAAGATCATCGGCAAAGAAACGCCGGAGAAGCGGGACTCTGCGGAGCGCGTTCGGGACGATATGAACTACCAGTTGACGGAAGTCATGACCGAGTACCGGCCTGAACATGAGCGCATGTTGTGGGGCTTGGGTCTAGCAGGTAATGCGTTTAAGAAGGTGTACTTCGATCCGTCGCTTGCTCGGCAGGTATCGGTATTCGTACCGGCTGAAGACGTGGTTGTTCCCTACGGCGCAAGCAATCTGGAGTCATCCCCACGTGTGACGCATGTCATGCGTAAGACCAAGAATGAT